CATAGAACGCTATGTGCTTATTTATCCTAGACTTTCGATTTTCTCTATTCGTCTTTTTGTTTATAAGTTAATCTTACACTAATTGAATACTAATTACTAGTATTAAATCCAATTATTTATAACTTTTAATTCTGGATTAGCTCCATATCTAGCTCTATGAGTTTCGATACAAGCATATTGATAGGCTGTTATTCCTAAAACTTTTGTTTTGGATTTTTTGCCATATCTTTTAGCTTTCCTTTTTGCATTCTTTGAAAGCTTTTTAACTTTCACCGGTTCATCTTGAATAAATCTATATTCAATATTTCCGGTTTCTATATTTGTGTATTGTTGATACATAATATATTCCTTATTTCTTAATGAGAACCATTCTCATTTGGCTATTCAGATTATTTCCTTTCGCTATATGTATATAATCGGTGATTATGGATTTAATGTCAACACTTTTTTATAACAAAAACAGACTTTAATTTTGTCAAATTGCTTGACGAATGAGTAAAAATGTGCGTGTACTGTACAAATATACAGTAAAATATAGGCTTCTCAGAATGCCCTGTATGAAGTTTATTTGATTTTTAGATGCTGTGGTATTGGTTAAGCATTGGGAAGCTTAGAATGGATATGGTGAAACCTTTATAAAGTAGACTTATAATATATTATATTTATAAGACTTTATAAGGGGCGTGAATGATATAAACTAGATAAATTTTAAAAGCTTGTAAAATTTTACAGATCACTAACATATAAAAACTTTATAAAGCTTTATAAGTGCAGTGAATAATTTGTGAAGCTTATAACACTTTATAAAGTGGGCTTATGTTTCTGATATACTGTACGTTTATACAGTATTGTACGTTTGTACAGTGGTAGGCAGGAGCCACCTAGCCCCCTACCCCCATATATATAAAACATATACATTTTAGGAAGATTTAGAATATTAACCAGCCCCCTAACTTTACAAAGGTTTCGGCATGTTTGATATATTATTTTGAATAAGTCTGGAACGACTAGGATGGGTTAGGTTGGGTTATGTTATATATATAACGGGGGAGAACCTTACAATTCTATTGTACACATTTTTTACGAGTTTGTCAAGTCATTTGCGAAATAAAGTAAAAAACTTTACAAAGGCTTGACAAATTTGTAATATACCTCTATAATACCTACATGGCAACCAATTATTTAGCTGAAACAAAAGACAGGAATCTTACTGAAAAGCAGGAAGCGTTCTTGGGTCACCTCGTAGATACAGGAGGAGACTTTAAAAAGTCAGCCGAACTTGCAGGTTACTCCGGCAATCACTATCAAGTACTAAAAAGTTTAAAAGAGGAAGTAGTAGATTTAGCCCAAAACGTACTTGCAAGGGAAGCCCCTACAGCAGCGTTCAAGATTATAGAGGTTTTGAAGTCGGATAAGCCGATACCACAAGCCAACTATAAGCTACAAGCTGCACAAACTATACTAGATCGTGTAGGGGTTAGTAAGACAGATAGAATAGATGTTAATCATAATACCGGTGGTGGTATATTTATTCTCCCAGAGAAAAAGGCGATTGACATTACAGAAGGTGACTATGAAGATATTTCTGACTGAGATCGAAGCCTACGGTACGACCTTTGCAGGTCCTAACATCGTAGCTTCATCTTATGAGAAAGCAGAGATAGCTGCAGCCCAGAACCATTTAGTGGTTGTAGGTGAGTTAGACAGCATCTATGTGGATGATGATCTAGAAAAAGAATACTTAAATACTATACCAAAAGAAGAAGATAGGACGATACACTGATGTTATTAGAACGATTACAATTTAGAAAAGGTGCTAGAGTTTTATATGGAGACGGAGGTAGAGTATTATATGATTTTTATAAATTTGGTGGAAAAAAATTAGGAGTTACAGGTAAAGATATTGAAAAAGCATATGGAGATGCTTTAACATATACAGAAGATTGGTATAAAAATAAATATAATGAACCGTTTTTACCTACAGACTGGTCAACAAAACAAGGAAAAGAAGTAGATAATGCGGGAGAAATTTTTACACATGTTTTAAGTGCGTATCGATTTGGTGATTCTAAATTAAAAAGAGCAGCAGTTCAAGCTAAAGATTTAAGCCAAGCAGTTACACATTTATCTAAAGATGAATTTGGAGATTATTTAAATAATAAAGTTGGTTTTACATTACGGGATAAATATCCGGATAGTGAAAAAGATGCAATGAACGAATTAGAACAGTTAATAAATACAAAAGACAAAAGATTATATTTTAAAAATAAAAGTGACGAAGAAAGAATACAACGTAAAAAAGGTGGCAAAGCTAAATCCACCGTCAACAAAGCAGGTAACTATACCAAGCCCGGACTACGTAAAAGAATATTTCAACGTATTAAAGCTGCTGCTTCACACGGTACTGCAGCCGGTAAATGGTCTGCACGTAAAGCACAAGCACTAGCCAAAGCTTATAAGAAAGCTGGTGGAGGATATAAGTAATGTTAAAGAAACCACAAGAGTCCCTAAAGAAATGGGGCGAACAAGATTGGGGTACTAAGTCTGGTAAGAAGTCTAGCGATACAGGTGAAAGATATTTACCCAAGAAAGCTAGAGAAGCCTTAACTTCAGAAGAATATTCAAGAACATCAGCAAAGAAAAAAGCAGATAAAGCTGCCGGTAAGCAACACTCTAAACAACCTAAGAAAATTGCAGAGAAGACAGCCCGATATAGAAAAAACACGGGTGGTTTAACAGATGCAGAAGTTATTAATATGGTTGAAGATAAGTCTTGGTTTAAAAGAGCTACTCAACCCGGTGGTGATAAATACAAAGGAAAACATACACTTCTAACAAGATCATCCGATGTAGACAATAAAGAATATTTATACCCTACTATTAGAGAAAAAAATGGTAAGCTTGTCCAGTTGTCTGATGATGATGCTTTAAAAGAAGCAATGTTGAAAAAAGATTACATTGTATTTGAAGGAGATAACAGAATAGAACAAGCTACAGCAGCATCTGAAAAGATTAGTGATTTAATTATACCAATGAGACAAATGAACAAACAAATGACAGAAGGAAGACTTCCACTTAAAAAGGGTGGTAAAGCAGATGGTAGATTAAAACGAGCAGGAGTCAGTGGTTATAACAAACCCAAGCGTACTCCCAATCATCCTACTAAATCACATATTGTTGTAGCTAAATCAGGTAGTACAATTAAAACTATCAGATTTGGACAACAAGGAGCTTCAACAGCAGGTAAACCTAAAGCAGGTGAGTCTTCTAAAATGAAGAAAAAACGTAAATCATTTAAAGCTCGTCACGCTAAGAACATTGCTAAAGGTGTGTTGTCTGCAGCGTACTGGGCTAACAAGGTTAAGTGGTAATACGAATAGTTAGTTTAGTTTTGTTAATAAGCTGTGTAAATACATCAAACAACAATGAGTTTGAAAAGTGTAAAGACATTTATTATGCTGCTTATTCTGAAGAAATAGTATTAGAAGAATGGCATAAATGTATGCAAGGAGAAGATCATGGGTAAACAAATAGGCAGTGACGAAAAGCCAATAACATTTAGATCACCCATCTATAAAAATACGCACGGAAGTAAAGGTGCTAATCCTAGACCCGGATTCTATACACAAGATTATAGAGATAACTGGGATAGAATATTCGGTAAAAAGAAAACAGAGGATAGTCCAAAAGAGGACTAGGAGAACAACAATGACAATGATTAAGAGATGGTTAGAAAAAATAAAAAACTTTCTAGCTCCAAAAAAACAAACAACCAAGAGGAAAACAAATGTTAAAAGAACTACTAGAAAAAAAAGTAAATAGTCTTATTAATACAAATGAACTTACAGACATGCAAGTCTGGGGTGTCATGTGTGGTATAGGATTTATATCAGCTTTTATAATTATGTGGATTATTTAAAATGAATATGGTTCCTGATGGTTATATTAAACGGACAACCTCTACCATACCATTCGGGTATGAGTTTGATGAGGTTACTGGATTTCTTAAACCTATAGAAGAGGAACTAGAAGCATTACAGATTGCTGAAAACATGATAGTCAACGAAGAGGTATCACTTCAGGCTGCATGTGATTGGTTAGAATATAAAACCGACAGAAGAATTTCTACTCCCGGTCTCAAGAAACACGTAGATAAAAAATATGGAAAACGAAACGAAAGACTGGGAGAGGAATCCTCATCTCTACTTGCAAGATGATGATGGTAACTTTGTCTTAAAGAAAGACGGAACTCCTAAAAAGAAAGCAGGTCGACCTAAGACCAGCACCGAAAAAGCTATCAAGGCTGCACGTGCTACGGTAGGTCGTAAACAGCGTAACATTAAAAAGCTTGAAGCCAAGCTTAACAACGCTAGACAATCGTTTAAAAAACAAAAAGAAACAATTCAAAAACTTGACAAGACTGTAGAAGGTCCTGTCACCACAGATGAACTTGACAATCTTCCCAAAGCTGTACAAGAAAATCTAGACAATCACAAAGTATTATTCCACGCTAACGAAGGTCCACAGACAGACTTCCTTGCTGCCGGTGAGAAAGATGTGTTGTATGGTGGAGCTGCCGGTGGTGGTAAATCTTTTGCTATGATTGTAGACCCACTCAGATATTGTCACAAGAAAGCTCATCGTGCTTTAATTCTCAGACGTTCTATGCCAGAACTTCGTGAGATGATTGATAAGTCTCGTGAGTTATACCCTCAAGCTTTTCCCGGTGCTAAGTTCAGAGAAGTTGAAAAGCTTTGGAACTTTCCAAGCGGTGCAAAGGTTGAGTTTGGATTCCTTGAGAGAGATGCAGACGTATATAGATATCAAGGACAAGCATATAGTTGGATAGGCTTTGATGAGATTACTCACTTACCCACAGAGTTTAGTTGGAACTATCTTGCTTCACGACTAAGAACAACTGACCCAGAAATAGAAACATATCTTCGCTGTACTGCTAATCCCGGTGGTGTTGGTTCGCATTGGGTAAAAAAAAGATACATAGAACCTTCAAAACATAATACCAGTTTTCAAGGTGCAGATGGTTTAACACGTAAGTTTATTCCGGCTAAGTTAGCTGATAACCCATACCTTGCAGAAGATGGTGTATATGAGCAAATGCTTAAATCTTTACCACCAATTCAACGTAGACAGTTGCTCGAAGGTAACTGGGATGTAGCCGAAGGAGCTGCATTTGTAGAGTTTGACCCACTACATCATGTGATTACTCCGTTTGAATTACCTTTACACTGGGAAAGAGTTAAAGCAGTTGACTATGGATATGCTGCAGAATCCTGTTGTTTATGGGGAATAATGGACCAAAATGACGGAACTTTAATAATTTATAGAGAATTATACA